ACAAAGGTAGGCACAATCATTACTGTTCGTGGTAATGACGCTACTGAATTTGAAAATAATATCAATGCTCTTATTGGTAATGGTGTTAACAACAGCATTGCTGCAATGGAGGAATTGTTTCTTAACGCGCAACCCAGTCAACCTAGTAACTCAGGAGTCAATACAGTGGTTGCTGCGCTAGGCGGTACAGTAATTAGCGAGACACCAATCCCAACAGCAGCACCGTTCGCACCAGTAGCACCCCCAGTAAGTAATGCAGTCGCAGCAGGCACAGCCAGCAGGACTTGTATTCATGGAGTTATGACTAAGCGTGAAGGTGTAGGTCCTTATGGTCCTTACAAGGCTTACATGTGTCCAACACCAAAGGGTACACCAGATCAGTGCAAAGCTATTTACTTAAAGACAAACGACCCAGACTACGCTACGTTCTAGTCGCATAGGTTTGACTGGGTAGTGTAGTGGGGAAGGCTACCTACCCAGTCAATTATTTATTGGGAGATAAATGAAAACATTAAGTAGAGCAGTAGGTCGTCCTGACATTGGTGGTGAGCCAATGCCTACAGTATTCAGGACATTCGATGAAGCAGAAAAAATCATATCGGAAGACCCAATCAATTCTAGGAATAATCTTGCTCTTGCCAGCCATATTTATTGGAGCTTTGATTCTGCCCCTAGTCTTAGTGATATCGACGACGAAGTTACCGCGATTGAAGAATTACTTGGAGAAGCACCTGCCTTAATTGTTATTGATAACTTGATGGATATCAGCATGGATGGCGGAGAAGAATTCAGTAACATGCGTAGTGCACTTAAAGAACTTAAGTACTTAGCAAGAGATACTAACGCCGCTATCTTAGTATTACATCATACTCAAGAAGGCTATGTCGGAGAACCATGTCAACCAAGATCATCCTTGCAAGGCAAGGTAGCACAGTTACCTGCACTTATCCTTACCGTTGGACAAAGCAATGGATTACTAGGTGTAGCTGCAGTTAAGAATAGATATGGTAAGGCAGACCAATCTGGTAAATCACCAGTATGGTTACAGTTTAATCCAGAGTATATGTTTATAGCAGACATGGAGGAGGCGAGATAATGGAACGTATTAACTGGGATACTAATAACACACCAGAATATGATGACGATGATGAGTAAATTTGGTTGGTGTACTGGACACGAAGTAGAACAACAACATGATAAATGCCCAAAAGAATTTGTTAATAACGTAAACGACTATACATTGAAATGTGATTGTGAATGCCATGAGCAAAAGTAAACAAAAAGGTACGGCAGCTGAGACAGCTGTAGTTAATTGGCTACTAAGTAAGGGACGTAAACATGTTGAGCGAAGATCACTTAACGGTGTCAATGATCGAGGTGATATTGCAGGTGTGCCTGGAGTTGTACTCGAAATAAAAAACTGTGCAAAAATGGAATTGTCTGCATGGTTAAAAGAACTAGAAGTTGAAATGATTAATGATAAAGCCGATACAGGTGTAGTGATTCATAAGAAAAAAGGAACCCAAGATGTTGGGTTATGGTACGCAACTATGCCAGTTCAGGTATGGTACAAACTAATTGAGGAAGCAGGATACTAAAATGGAAATAAAAAAGTATAGCAATAGGTTAGTAGTTTCAATTGGAAAACTACAGATACATACAGAACTAGATCTAAGAGAAATTTCTCTTGGTTTATTCTGGGGATTTGAACGCTATCAATCAGCATGGTTTGGAATTAAGATTCCATTCTTAACTATTGAAACTAGTTGGGATATGTATGATGCAGATAAAGCACCAATGATTATGTTAAATCTTCCACCAGAACTTAAAGCTATGGTTCAAGAAATGGAATTACAAAACTTACTACGAGAAGGTAAGTAAATGGAAGTGCCACCTATTGCTGCAATCATAGAGCACTATGGTGGCAGAGTGCGTAAAGACTACAGAAGTTGGCAAAAAATTAAATGCCCATTTCATAGTGATAGCCATGCATCAGCAGGTATATCAGTTGCAGATAACATATTTGTATGTCATGGTTGTGGAGTAAAAGGAAATGCATTTAACGTAATTAAAATACACGAAGGAGTTAAGTACGGTGAAGCTATCAAGATCGCAGAAAGTATTACTGGAGAAAGCTACCAGTCATTACGAACAACATCTGCCATTGGCAGAAGAGTATCTAACACGAAGAGGAATAAGTCTAGCAGTAGCTCAAGCAATTCGATTAGGAGTCGTCGTTGATCCACTAGCAGGACAAGAACAATTTATAAATAGATTAGCTATTCCATACTTGACACCAACAGGTGTAGTAGATATAAGATTCAGATCAATGGGACCAGAAGAACCTAAGTACATGGGTATGCCAGGAACTTCTACAAGACTATACAACGTTAATGCCCTGCACATGGCAGGTAACTTTATTGCTGTATGCGAAGGAGAAATAGATGCTATCACTCTTAGTTATTCTTGCGGTATTCCTGCTGTGGGTGTACCTGGAGCTAATGCTTGGAAGCCCCACTACGGAAGGTTACTCGCAGACTTTGAAACTATCTATGTTTTTGCTGATGGGGATCAGCCTGGCTCTGATTTTGCAAAGTCACTAAGTAAAGAGTTTAATAGTGTTATCATTATGCAGATGCCTGAAGGTGAGGATGTTAACTCAATGTTCTTACGCAATGGATCTAGTTACTTTACAGAAAAGATTGCAGCATGACAACTAAAGAAGACTTAAAAGAATTAGAAGAATACGAAAGAAAGTTAAAGGAGTACAACCGTGCAAGAGTTCAGCGAGCAGGAAATAAACCACATCTTCCAGAGCCTAATAAACATGGGGTTACAAGTTGTGGATGTAAAGTATGCGAACGGGCTTACACTAACACTAAAGAGACCAACGCTAAAATAGCACCACCATTAGAGTTTGAAGCTGCAGTCATAGCTCGTAAAGCTATTGATTTGTTAGTTAAAAAGCATGATGATTATGGACCAAGTAATATTTCTGATGCTCCAGGTGGACCATTAAACGGACTAAGTGTTAGGCTACATGACAAGGTAGCAAGATTAAACAATCTATTATCAAGCAACAAAGAACCACGAAACGAAAGTGTACAAGATACGTTTATTGATATCCTTAACTATGCACTCATTGCCTTATTGGTAATAGAGGGCAAGTGGGACTCTACTAAGTAGGTAAATATGAAAACAGTTATAGTGATTCCAGATATGCAAGTTCCGTACCATGATCCACGTGCTGTACGTGCAGTACAAAACTTTGTAGGTGACTACCAACCAGATGAACTATACTGTGTTGGCGATGAAGCAGATAGTCCTGAACCATCACGATGGAACAAAGGATTAGTTGGTGAGTACGAAGGTACATTACAAGCAGGTCTAGATCGTACTGCTGCCATTATGAAAGAGTTTAAAAACAAACTAGGCGATAAGCCTTTCCATACTATGAGGAGTAATCACGGTGACAGAGTCGAACATTATGTTAAAAGGTACGCACCTGCCCTTGCAAGTTTGCGGGAATTGGAATACTCCAAGCTTTTACATTACAGCGAGAACGAAATTACCTATCACGATAAACTATGGGAGTTTGCGCCAGGATGGGTACTGGCACATGGAGATGAAGGCAACATCTCAAGGCAAGCTGGTGGGACAGCTCTGGCTTTGGCTCGCAAAATTGGGTCTTCGGTTGTCTGTGGGCATACACATAGAGCGGGAATTCAACATGAGCACCAAGGTTACAACGGCAAAATTCAAAGTCGTCTCTACGGAGTTGAAGTCGGACACCTTATGGATCTTAGCCAAGCGTCTTATCTAAATACAGGTAGTGCTAACTGGCAACAAGCATTTACTATGCTCTACATACGTAGAGGTAATGTAACTCCTGTTGTAGTTCCTATCAATGGACGATCTTTTGTAGTCGAGGGTAAGACATATGAGTTCTGATGGTGTTGTGTATGAGATGTATCATGCTATGGTCAAGCAGATTGGTTCAGAGTTTAAGCGTAAGTACCAAATGGTTGAACGTGAAGACATTGAACAAGAGTTATGGCTATGGTTTGCTGAACATCCTAACAAGATAGAAGAATGGTTAGCTTTACCTGATCAAAAAGATAGAGATAAACTATTTGCTAGATCACTACGTAACTCAGCACTAGACTATTGCATCAAAGAAAAAGCACATAAGTCTGGTTATAATCCTGAAGATAACTTCTGGTACAACAAGCAGTTCATTAAGCTTATGATTCCTGCTGTGCTTAGTGACGACTGGACTAAGTTTAATAACACACTAAGTAACATGGGTCGTACTAGTAAAGCACTAGCAGAGTCAGGTGACTTTATGGCATTTAGTTCTGATGTCAAGGTTGCTTTCGATAAATTAAATGATAGAGAGAAATCATTAGTTCATTTATTTTATGGAGAGCAGATAGATGGAGCAGA